AGACGAACTGACCGTCCGGGATCGGCCCATTAAGGTCCTCCCAAATCGCACGATGGGCAAGCATCGGTTTGCCATCTCGGAGGATCTGTCCGTAACGACCGCTCCTAAGCGAACCCGTCCAGTTCCAACACGTTTCGGTCTTCTGAACGCGCGACCAAAACCGTTCTTCAAACGGGATGTAGCGATGGAGGGCCACCGCTTCATTCTATCTAACTACACGGAGCAGGTCACCCCGACCCTGAACGTCGCGTGAACGATGTTCTGATCAGCGTCCCGACGCGCGGCCAGATCCAATGGCAGACCGCGACCGCGCTCGAGGCCGCGCGCGACTACATGGGGCCAGGCACGCCTCCGATCCTCTACCAGGAAGGCAACCTGTCGGTCGCGCTGACACGGAACCGGATCGTGAAGCGGTTCCTGGAGACCGACTGCACGGTGCTCGCGATGGTCGACGACGACATCGCGCCGCCGGTCAACTTCGTCGAGCTGCTGCTGCCGTTCCTGCTCGATTTCGCGATGATCGCGATCCCGCACGCCGCGCCGCATCCGCTCGCGCCTGAGACGCTGTACCTGACCGCCTACGACGAGGAACCGGCGAGCGGCGACCTGAAACCTGCCGGCCTCTGGCAGGGGATCAACGAGGTGGATGCGGTCGCGACCGGCTGCGTCCTGGTCGGCCGGCACGTCTTCGAGGCTGGCGCGCTCGGGTCGGCGCCGTTCGAGATCGCGGCTGATCCGCGTGACCGGCTCCAGTCCGACGATCTTCTGTTCTGCCGGAAGTTGAAGCTGAACGGGTACCGGGTCGGCTGCTATTGGGACGGCCGCCCGGTCGACCATTTCCGGAGCGTCAGCCTCGCCCCGCTCGCAGCGGCCACGCTGGGACTCGAGGTTCCTCGATGACACACGAGCTAGGAGACATCCAATGAATGTCGAGTATGTGACAGGCCGCCGCCTGCGGGCGCTCGTCGACGAGATGGTCGATCTTGAGCGTGCACGGATGGGCGGGATGGGGCCGTTCGAGCGTGACTGGCTGATGGCGAAGGCGCCGGATAGTGTCCGCAGGAACCTGCGGCTGGCGGGGGAGCGTCCCGATGTGGTGGCGGCGAATCCGCCGTTCACTTCGCCCACCGGGCAGGGGGTTGCGCCGCCGACGTCGTTCACGCCTGTCGCGACGACGAACGTGGAGACGAACCTGTGGGTTCCGTCGATCTGGACGCCGATCCCGGCGAACGACATGCAGGCCGGCAAGATCTACCAGGGCAACGCGGGCGGCGTGCTCGGGACGAGCTCGTCGGCTCCGACAGCGACGTGGACGCCGCGGTGCGGCCAGTCTGCGACGCCGTCGTCGAACGTGACGTTGGGCGCGACGACGGGGACGACGATGATCGCGTCTCTTGCGGCGGTGCCGTGGTGCTGGCAGTTCACGCTGGTGATCCGGTCGCTCGGCTTGGCGGCGTCGGGTGCGACGGGGACAGGGAACGGGTACATCGTGATCGGCGGGTTGACGACGGCGGCGGGGATCGTCCAGTCGATGGGTGGCGCGGTCCCGACGACGCTCGATAACACGGCTGCGACAGGGCTGATCCTGAGCCTGACGTGGGGTACGAACGCGGCGGCGAACACGGCGACCTGCCAGTGGGTTACCCCGGTGTTGAGCCTGAACTGATGCCGGTACGTTCGCCGATCAAGACGCCCGGTAAGGGGCCGACGGGGCCGGGAGGTAGACGCCCGCGGATCCCGGTTTCGCATGCGTCCGGGCTGGGCGGCTGGGTGCCGCCCGACCCGGCGCTCGGCAGCCCTGCCTACGTCCGGAAGTCCGGGTCGGACTCGAACGGTGGCACGTCGCCGGCGGACGCGTGGCTGACGGTCAACCATGCGGCGCAGACGGCGGCGCTCGGCAGCACCGTCTACATCGGTGCTGGCGTCTACCGGGAAACGGTGAACGTGACGATCACGCCGACGGCGTCGCTGCCGGTCGCGTTCGTCGGCGACGTTGACGGATCGTTCACGGGTGACGCGGGGATGGTGCAGCTGACCGCGTATACGACTTCGGACACGGCTGCACCGTCCGCGACGACGCTGCTGAACCTGTCCGGGAGCTCGAACCTGACGTTCCAGAACATCGCGTTCGTGCAGGGGAACGCGATCCTCGTGACCGCGACGACGGCCACCTCGACGGGTGTGACGTTCCGGGACTGCTCGTTCGCGGCCGGGCGTGCGTTGACGCTCGGCCTGGTGTCCGTCACTTCGGCGTTCGGGCGGCCGTTGAACTGGACGTTCGACCGCTGCTACTTCATGTGTGGCAGCGTCAACGGGAACATCCTTGTCAACTGCACGCTCGGCGTCGGCCCAGACTACGACGTGAACGTGGTGATCAGGAACTCGGTGTTCGTCGCTGGCGACTCGAATGTGCTCCGTCTGGCCGCCGCGGGGGCCGGGGCCGGCAAGGGGAACGGAATCCACGTCTGGAACTGCTCGTTCTTCGGGCCGATCCTCAACTCGGGAGCGAACATTTCGACGCAGTTCCCGAGCACCGTCTACAACTGCTTCTGTCATAACCCGACTACGACGGTCGCGCTGGTCGCTTCATCGTCGGGGATGATCGTCGAGGATTACAACCTGCTGGCGGCCGGGTCGACGGTCCGCACGAACGTGACGGCTGGCGCGCATTCGGTGTCGGACGGGTCGTATGCGCCGCTCGTCCATTTCGGGCAGGAGCGGGTCTGGGGTGGCAGCCTGCGCCCGTTCGGGGAGCCGCTGGCGTCGTCGCCGCTGTCGAGGTTCGGGAACGACGGGTCGCAGACGCCCTACGACGCCCGGAACGGACCTCGCCCTGCCGGGATTCTGGCGCCCGCGGTCGGCGCGTATGAGCGCGGCAACAACTTCGCCAAGGAGACCGGGACCGTTCACACCGGCTCAAACGCGATCTCGATCGTCGGTGACGGCTTCCAAGACTTCGACTTCGCAGTCGACGCCGGCACGGTCACGGTGAGCGTCTACTGCCAGACCGACACGAACTACACCGGCGAGCCGCCAAGGTTGCAGATCCTGCCGAACCAGGAAGTCGGGGTCGGCGACCCCTATGACGCGGCTGACGCCGCCGGTGTTGGCGCGTTCGAGCAGCTGCAGGTGACGATCCACCCGACCGCGGCCGGTGTTGTGACGGCCCGCGTGATCGCGTCCGACACGTCCGGGACCGCTGAGACCGTGTTCGACACTTGGAGTATCGCCTGATGGCGCTCCCGGACGAGCTCGACTACTTCCGCCGCGGCGAGCCGTTCCGCGGCCTCGCCGGCAAAGTCTCGACGCTCGAGGCCGACTACTTCCGTCGCGGCGAGCCGCAGGCGGAGCTCGTGGCGGCGGCTGTCTCAGGCACCGTCTACACGGATTCTCCTTCCGGCAGCCTGACCGTCTCCGGGTCGGCTGTCGAGGCGCTGACTGCTGCGGACGCGCAGACCGGCACCCTGACGGTCACCGGGACGCTCGTCGAGGCGAAGCTGTACACGGAGGCGGCGTCCGGGACGCTGACGCTGTCCGGGTCGCAGGTCGAGTCGTACGGGCACATCTTCACCGACGCCGTCTCCGGCACGCTGACGCTGTCCGGGGCGGCCGTGGAGGCGCGGACGGCCGCGGAGACCGTCTCCGGGACGCTGACGCTTACAGGCTCGCTCGTGGAGGCGTACGGGCGGATCCTGGCGGACGCGCCGTCGGGGACGCTGACGCTCTCCGGTACCGCCACCGAAGCGAAGGTCGACGCGGACCAGTCGGCCGGGACAGTCACCGTTTCCGGCAGCCAGACGGAGGCGCTGACCCGGGCGGGCAGCCAGACCGGGACGCTGACGCTGACCGGCAGCATCGCCGAGTCGTACGGCCACGTCTACGACGACCAGCCGTCCGGCACCCTCACCCTCTCCGGGACAGCCACCGAGGCGCTCACCGGCACCGCCACCGTCGCGGGGACGGTGACGCTCGCCGGGACGATCGTCGAGTCGTACACGTCGTCCGGCCACGACGTTGTGTCGGGGACGCTCACCGTGTCGGGGTCGCTGTCGGAGCGGATGTTCCGGAAGGCGAAGGCCGCCCCGACGGCCGCGACGGAGAGCATCGCCGCGGTGCTCGCGTCGAGGGTCGGAGCGGCCGGGGTGACAGCGACGATCACGCCGGTCGCGGTGGCGTTGACGGTCACCTCTCCCGCTGACGCGGACGCGGACGCGGAAACTGGTGCTATCGCAACCGTAGGAGCTTCCTGATGGCTGAGACCGTCTACGACTTCGGCGACATCGCACGGCTCGCGGTCACGTTCAAGGTGCCGGACGCGGCGGGGACGCTCACCGACCCGACCGACGTGACAGCGACGGTACGGCAGCCCGACGGGACAACCGCGAGCTACACCCTGTCGACGGGGATCATCCACGACTCGACCGGCGCCTACCACCTCGACGTGCCGCTCGACCTGGCCGGCAGCTGGACGTACAAGTTCGTCGGGACAGGCACAGCCGCTGACGTCGGCGCGGGCACGTTCTATGTGCGGCCGGACATCACCGCCGACTCGATCAACTACATCAGCCGCGACGAGGTGAAGATCGCCGCGTCGCTGTCTGATCTCGACTACGCCGACGTCGACATCGACCGGGCCTGCACCGCCGTCTCGCGCGCGTTGGATGAGGTGTGCCGCGGCGGCGACAGCCACTTCTACCAGGCGACCGAGACCCGCTACTACACCCCCGACGAGTTCAATTACACGTACCGGTACGGCTACTACGGGCACGAGCACCGGCTCGAGATCGACGACCTGGCGGCGGTGACGAGCTTGACCGTCGACACCGGCGGCGACGGCAGCTACGCGACGACGTGGGTTGAGGGAACCGATTTCTTCCTTGATCCGGCGAACGCTGACACTTCCGGGAAGCCGTTCGAGGAGATCGTGCTGCGAGCCCGCGGCGGCAAGTTCTTCCCGCCGTTCCAGCGGGCGATCAAGGTGACCGGCACGTTCGGGTGGCCGTCGGTGCCGGTCCAGTTGAACCAGTACGCGGTGATCTATGTGACGCAGATGGTGATCCGGACGCGGCAGGCGCCGCTGGGGATCCTGACGGCGAGCTTGGAGTCGGGCGGCGGCGTCCGCATCTCGAGGCTCGACCCTGACTTCGACCGTCTGCTCGGACAGTTCGTCCGGACGAGGCTGATCCTCTAGGTGGCTACCACGTTCGGCGACATCCGGGCCGCGATCGCGGCGAATCTGTCTGCGACGTACGGGACGACGGTGCAGGTGTCGCCGTACATGCTGGAGACGCCGTCGCCGCCGACGATCCAGGTGAAGGGGCCTGACGACATCGAGTACAACGAGTCGCTCGGGCCGGGCCTCGGGATCTGGACGCTGATCATCCAGGGGTTCGCGGGGACGGCGTTCAGCCAGGGCGCCCAGTCGGTTCTCGACGAGTGGGTGTCCGTGAACGGTGTGAAGGCGGCTGTCGAGTCTGACCGGAGCCTCGGCGGGATCGTGCAGGACATCACGGTTGAGCGTTGCCGCCATTACGGGATGTTCGCGCTCCCGTCCGGCCTCAGTTTCCTCGGCGCGGAGTGGACCGCGTCCGTCTACGTACCCGGCTCCTAGCCAAACCCTCTCATGTCAACCACCACCAACTCCTAGAAGGAGGGCATAGCAATGCCTATCTATGTTGCTACCGGCTCGCTCGCGCCGGGGCTCAAGGTCGGGTCGACTGACCTGTCCGACCATGTGAAGGCGATCGAGGTGCAGCAGAACGTCGCGGACGTCGACACGACCGCGATGGGAGCGACGACTCAGACGCACGCGGCCGGTCTCCGCGACGACCGGATCATCGTCACGTTCTTCCAGGACTTCGCCGCTTCGAAGGTCGACGCGACGCTGTTCCCGCTGTCCGGTTCGGTGACGGGCGCAACGATCGTGGCGTACGCGAACGGGACGACCGCGTCATCGACGGCTCCGTCGTACACGATGGTCGGCGCACCGTTCGACTACAGCCCGATCAACCTGGGAGGCCCGGGCGAGGCTTCGACGACGCAGGTGACGTTCCTGCCGGTCGCCGGGTCGCAGATCACGCGCGGCACCGCCTGATGCGGGAAGGCGAAGTCGTCGTACGCGGCTACAAGGAGTTCCTTCGAGCCTGCGACCACGCCGACAAAGCCACCAAGAAAGAGGTGCGTCTCATCCTCCGCGACGTCGGGAACGTCGTCCGCCGCGACGCGGCGTCACGGTTCTCGGCGGTGTCGACGAAGACGGCGGCCGGCTACCGGACGGTCGTCAGGCAGCGCGGCGTCTCGGTCGAGCAGTCGCTCCGGAAGACGACCGGTCTGCATCCGGAGTACGGGTCACGGCAGATGCGTCAGGCGCTTCTGCCGGCGTTGCATGAGAACGAGGAGCGGCTCCGGCTCGAGATGGAGCACGCGGTCGACCTGATCGCGGACGTATTCGAATACGGCAGCTACTAGAAGGAGAGGCGAAACCGGGCCATGGCAGACGAGCCGCGAATCATCGTGAACGGCAAGGAGTACCCGATCCCCGACTCGTTCACGCTCGGCGAGCTGGCGGACATGGAGAAGATCACCGGGCAGGGCTACGACCTCGCCCAGGGCGGCGTGCTGGGGACGTTGGCGCTCGCGTATATCGCGGTCAGCCGTGTCGATCCGCGCGTCACCGTCGACGACCTCCGCGGGCTGGGAGAGGACGAGCTGGACGTGAAGGGGGTGCCGGACCTCCCCCCCGTACTCGGCGCGAAGAACGGGACCGCGCCGACTTCGAAAGAAGGTTCAAAGAAAGGTTCGGAGCCGACCCCGGACGCGACCCCCGTTCCTACTGGGACGACCAGCTAGGCGCGTTCATCCACTTGCGTCCCTCTGACATCGCTGATCTACGCCCTCATCAGTTGTTGAACGCCGCCGAGATGGCCGAGATGCTGTCGAAGCGAGGCTTCTAGATGGCCCGCCGCATTTCGGTTGAGATCGTCGGGAACGCGGCGTCGCTTGAGCGGAGCTTCGGACGTGCGTCGGCGTCGGCGGTCGGGTTCCACCGTGATCTGAACAAGGCGACGCGTGGCGCCCTGTCGGGGTCGGGGATCATGCGGAGCTTCGGCCGTTCGTTGGCGTTCGCGTCGGGAGGGTTTCTGGCGTTCGCGACGATCGGCGGCGCGATCCGTTCGTCGATCGACGCGGCGACGGACGCGGCCGCGACGCAGCGGCAGCTTGCGGCCCAGCTGAAAGCGTCGGGGCTGTCGTACAAGAGCTACCGCGGCGAGATCGACCAGACGAACCTTCACCTGTCGGCGTTGTCGGGGTTCACGAAGGACGAGCTCGACAAGAGCTTCACGACGATCGTCCGCGGCACCGGGAACGTGAACAAGGCGCTCGCGGACACCGCGTTGGCGGCGGACATCGCGCGTGGCCGCCATATCTCGTTGTCGACGGCGTCGATCGCGGTCGGGAAGGCGGCGGCGGGGTCGACGACCGCGCTGCGGCGGCTGGGGATCATTCTCCCGAAGGGGACGACAGGTACCGAGGCGCTCGCGATCGCGTCGAGGAAGTTCGCCGGCCAGGCAGCGGCTGGGGCGACGGCGCAGCAGAAGTTCGCGGCGGTGCTGCACGACTCGGAGGTGATCATCGGGTCGGCGATCCTGCCGACGCTGAACCGGTATCTCGCTGAGGGCGCCCGCTGGCTCGACCAGATGAACCGGTCGGGACGGTTGCAGCGCGACGTCGCAGTGGCGGCACAGAAGGTCGGGACGGTTCTCCGCGGCGTGTCGGCGGTCTTCCATGGTGCCGCTTCCGCGATGCGCGTTCTCGACCGGGTGACCGGCTCGACCGCTAACACGTTGAAGGCGTTCGCCGCGGTCTGGGTGGCGCTTCGCGTCAGGACGTCCCTCGTCCAGTGGGGAATCATCGAGGCAGGCATCTTCCGGACGGGAGGCGCGGCCGCGCTAGCGACCGGAGAGGTGGCTGGGCTGCGTGGCGCGCTGCTCGGGCTACGCGGAATCGGCCCGCTGGCGATCCCGATCATCCTGCTGATGAGCACGAAACGAGGCAGACAGATCGCCGCCGAGAACTCGGGTAACACGCAGGGACTTCTGTCCGACCTGATGCACGGCGACATCACGAAGGGCAGCGACTGGGAGAAGCTCGGGAAGGACTTCGGGAAGTTCGCGTTCGGAGGCGTCGACCCGAATAGCCCTGTGGGGCGGCTGTTCGGGATGAAGCCGAAGACGCAACACGAGTTCACCGGTCCGAAGCCGTTCCCGTATTCGCCGTCGTTCGACCCGTCGAAGATCCCGCACGCTGCCGCTGCTGCTTCCGGCCGCGGCCGGACGAGGCGGCCTCTCTCGCTGCAGGGCCGGTTCAACCTTGCCGACTACGCGCTCGCGCAGGCCGGGATGACGCAGAGCCAGGCCGACGACCGGCGCGCCCTCGAAACGGAGGCGGCGATCACGCGCGAGCAGCTCGCGCAGGCGAAAACGCTGAAAGACAAGACGAAGTACGCGCAGCAGCTGGCCGGGATCATGCAGCAGATCCAAGGCATCGACGCGTCCACCGCGTCGGCGGCTGAGGAGAAGCGGAAGGCGGCGGCGGAGAAGCAGCGGGCAGCGAAAGAGCGCGCCTCCCAGTTCTCGGTGCCGCTTCGCCTCCAGCTCGCCCAGGCGAAAGCCGACGCGATCGCCGCCGGCACCGGCTCCACAGACATGACCGGAGGCCAGATCTCCGCCGCCAAGGCGATCCGGGCCGCGGCGTTGAAAGCGATCCATTCGCATCGGCTGTCGATCCAGGGGCTGATCGACGCGTGGAACGAGGTGTTGACGGTCAACCAGCAGCTCGCGTCGCAGACCGGGTCGAAAGGGCTGAAAGCGAGCTACCACCACGCGTCGACGAAAGCGATCGTCGCCGGGCTCGGCCTGACTCGCGACCAGGCTGTCGCGGTTCGGGAGCGCGCTGCGCAGGCGGAGGCGCACCGCGGCCAGGTGCCGTCTGGTCCGGCGGCGCAGGGTCAGCCGATCCATATCGGCACCGTGCACGTCCACGGCGTCCAGGACGTCAACAAGCTCTGGTCGGAGCTCGAGAAGGTCGGGAAACGACGCCACCAGCGGCGAGGGACACGGTAGATGCCCGCCCCAGCCAACGACAGCTTCGCGAATGCGGTCACTCTCAGCACGGCAGGCGGCACGCAAGCAGGCACGACGGTCTCAGCGACATCGGAGACCGACGAGCCGATCTGGAACGGCCTAACAACCTCGCTCGAACGGAACTCGGGCGCTTACACGTTCCAGTCGGTCTGGTACAAGCTGACCGCCGCCATCGACAGCACCTGGACTGTCGACCCTGGTGCGACAGCGGCGGGCCTCAACATCAACGCCTACACCGGGACGACCCTCGCGAATCTCGTTCTGGTTGCTCAGGACTCCAACAGTCCGATCTCGTTCAGCGTGGCAGCGGGCGACACGGTGTACGTCCAGCTCTACAACTTCGATACCGGCACTCCTCCGGGCCAATCCACGACGTCCCCGCAGCCGTTCACGGCCGCGTGGACAGTCGTCTCCGCGGATCCTTCTACGATCGGCGGGATCAGCATCGCGTTCTCCTCCTCCGCGCTCGCAGCTATCCCGACCTGGACGCGGATCGACACGATCACTGGAGTGAACATCCAGTCGTGGGAGATCAAACGCGGCCGGCCGACGGAGCGCGACAAAACCGAGATCGGCACCGCGACCATCTCAGGGATCGACACCGCGGGAATCTTCGACCCCACCAACAGCAGCAGCCCCTATTTCGGGCTGCTCGACCCGGTCAAGCAGGTCGCGATCAACCTCGTCAACCCGACGGACTCGTCAACGTCGACGCTGTTCCGCGGGTTCGTGTCCGACTGGAACTACGAGATCGACGTTTCCGAGCACTTCTGCACGTTCACGATCGAATGCGAGGACGCGCTCTCCATCATCTCCGACGCGGAGGTGATCCCCGACGCAGCCGGCAACACCGTACCGTCCGAGTCAACCGGAGACGTCTACTACGACCCGACCGCTTCAAACGACGACCGTATCTTCGCGGCGATCGCGGACACCGCGACCACGTTCAACCCGTACGGGGCCGACTGGCCGTCCAGCCAGCTGAGCATCGCCACCGGTAACACGCTCGTCAAGGGTGCCGTCTACAGTCCCCGCAGCCCGCTGCTGCAGGTGATCGACGACGCCGCCGACGCCGACCTGCCATGGGGTAGCAACCGGTACGTCGACAAGACCGGCGTCATCACCTTCAAAGGACGGCTGCAGCGGTTCGACCCGACGAACCCCGACTACGAGATCACGTTCTGGACGGTCGGAGACGAGGCCGCGTTCGCCCTGGACAGCTCGACCGCCCTGATCTCCAGCCTCAAGTTCACGCGCGGGAAAACGAACCTGCTGAACGCTGCGCTCGTCACGCCGTTCGGGGTGAAGGACGCCGACATCGCCGGCCAGTTCTCGTCCGACTCGACGTCGATCACCGCGTACGGTGCGAGGTCGATCAGCTTCGAAGGGCTCCTCACAGACGGCAGCAAATCCGGTGCGACGTACGGTCCGACCGACGACCTGCAAGAGACGAAGCTGATGGCGGACGGGCTCGTCGCGAACTACAAGGACCCGCTAACACGGATCAGCGAGGTCACGTTCCGGCCGCAAGGCACCTCCGGTGCCCGCGCCACCGCCGCGTGGGCGCTGATCTGCGGTATCGAATTAAACGACGTCCTGACCGTGACAACGACACATCCCGGCGGCGGCGGATTTGCAGCCGAAGACCAGTTCGTCGAGTCGCTCGCCTACACCTGCGACGTGCAGGGCGGATCCCAGTTCACGAACGTCACGCTGACCGTCGAAGTGTCGCCGCGCGCCAACTGGGCGACCAACCCGTTCACCTAGCCGATGCCTCAGAAGCCCATCCTGCACGGACGCGACCAGCGGCCCGGCGGCGCCGACCCGGCAATCACCGGCCCCTGGCACAAGACCGGGACCGCCGGCGAGCCGACCTTCGCCGGAACCTGGTCAGGGCTCGTCTGGTTCAAACTCGTGGTCGGGCCGACCGGCCATCTGCAGCAGTCGCTCGAGCTGATCGTCAAGGTGGACGGCGGCACCGCCGGTACGACGATCATCACGCTGCCGTCCGGCTACTACGACTGGGCCGACGGCGAGAACATCCCCGTCAACGGCCAAGACACGTCCGGCGCGTTCCGCGCCTGCTACATCGACGGGCTGACAGGCGACCTGGTTGACGGGCCGGCGCCGTGACGACCTACGATGTCGCCGACGACGGGTATACGAACACCGCGTCGTTTCTCGGCACCACCTACCCGGCGACCGAGCCGCTGTCGTTCTGCCGTCTCGGCACCGACTACTTCCTCGCGATGCTGCACTCCGGAAACGTCGAAGTGTGGGCGTACATCTCCGGCACGCGGACCGTCTACACGATCGGCGCGATCGGAACGTCGACGGGCGCCGACATCCGGAACGGGTCGAACTTCGGCGACCAGGCCATAAGGCTCCGCTCCGACGGCACCGACGTGTGGCTCGTCTACTACACGCAGGGCGTGCAGACGAACCCGTACGGTGCGGGCACCTGGACGCCGTGGATGCTGACCGTGTCCGTCTGGAACGGGTCAGGGTTCACGCTGCTCGGCACAGACGCCGCCGCTTCGAACAACAACAACCATGACGGAGGCGCGAACGTCGGCTTCGTGGGCCAGCTCGTCGCAGCAGCGTCACCGGACGAGCCAGGCGCCTTACACGCGATGTGGTCGGAGTGCGGGCCGACGAAGATCGCAGGCCGCGGCATCGGCGGCCAGGACGCGGTCCAGAGGGTCTCCTACTCGAAATGGGACAACGCCGGGCTCGTGTCGCAGGCAGACGCGTACAACATCACCGACGCCGCCCCCTATGACGGTAACTTCTCCACGCCGGTTCTGACCCAGCATCTGTTCCTGACGAACGCGTCCGGGTCGCCTGTCGCGTTCTACGGTGCCCCTTCGTCGATGAACACCGCAGGCGTCGGCACGATCGCGTACGGCGACACGCTCGAGATGTGGGACATGACGACGGTGACGCTGGGATCGCCGGTGGTGCTGCAGACAGCGTCAGGCTCGTCGTTTGACGCTGTAATCACCGGCCTGACGAACGTCAGCGCGCACCGCGTCCCCGGCGGTTCACGGTTCTCAGACGGGACCGGGATCACCTATGTGTCGGTGCCGTGGGCGAAGGGCGCCGGCGAGCTCGTGCTGACCGTCGCTGTACCTGAAGACGGCGCCACGGCGTTCACGTTCCCGGATTCGTCGTCGACGATCGGGCACGGGTTCAACCTCGGCCAGGAACTCGTCGACGATGGAGCGAATATCTGGCTCGGAAGCGGCGGCTCGATCGGCCAGTACCACCGCAACTGTCCAGCCTTCGAGATCTGGCAGGCGCACCCGGCCGCGACGATCGGCGGCAACCTGGTCGAGATGGAGATCGAAGGCGACACGATCTACACCGTCGGCCGTGAGATAGGAAGCGCCGGCACCGGCAACTTCGGGCCGTTGTCGCTTCCGATCCTGCGTGACTTCTCGACCTGCGGCTCCGGGCTGCGGGTCTGGCAGCGGCTCAGCTGACCCTATGACGACCGAACCCCTTTAGCCCGTGACGGGAGCGTAGCCGTGGCGACGAACCATCTGCCGCCCTACTGGGCGCAGCATCTATCGGAGGTGCTTGGCGGGCCGCCGCGCTCGGAGACGGTCCGGTTTCTGCACGCGTGGGCGCAGGCGGAGGGCGGGTCGGCGCGGTGGAACCCGCTGAACTCGACGATGCGGATCCCCGGTTCGACGGACTACAACGCGACGGGCGTCCAGAACTATCCGCGCCCGGTCTGGGGAGTGTGCGCGACGGCGATGACGCTGACGAACGGGAACTACCCGCACATCGTCGGCCGGATCCAGGCGGGCAACGCGACGGCTGAGGAGATGGTCAACCAGTGCGCAGATCAGATCCGGCTCTGGGGGACCGATCCGCATCTGATCCTGACGATCCTAGGAGGCATGTGATGGCGACCCCGGACGAGATCGTCGCAAAGGCGAAGTCCCAGGTTGGGGTGACGGAGGAGCCGGTCGGGTCGAATGACGGGTCGCAGGTGCGCCGCTACCAGGCGATCACGGGCGCGTACCGGGCGCCCTGGTGTGCGTCTTTTTGCCAGTGGGTCCTGACGGCTTGCCACGTCGGGCCGATCGCGAACCGGACCGCGTCCGCCTACTACATGGGCGACTACGCCCGGTCGCACGGCTGGACGCACCCGAACCCGATCCCGGGCTGCGTCGTCGTCTACCGGATCGGCCAAGGCCACGTCGGCATCGTCGTCGCTGTCCACTCCGCGAACCTGTTCGAGGCGGTGGAGGGGAACGAGAACCAGCAGGTGTCGCATACGCACCGGAGCCGCGACATCGTCTACTGCTTCTTCACGCCGCCCGGTGTGAAAGCGAAGCCGCGCCGCGTGCAGGTGCCGCGCTTCGAAGTCGTCTCGTCGTCGGGCGGTCATGCGCAGGTGCGGGCGGTCTGGGGGAAATGGTCGCGCGTCGGCCCGCAGATCCCCCGGCTCGCCGCGAAGTACCGGGACGTGCGGGTGCGGCGGAAGACGGTGACCGTCACGAAATGACCGGCTCAAGGCGGCAGAGAAACGGGGTCAGGGATGACGACGGATGACGCATGAGTCCGGACGAAGTGCGCGCGTGGCAGTCGATCTTCCGGGACGTCGTGATCACGCTGGTAGCGGCGTTCATGCTGCTGTACGAGACGATCGTTGTCGCCGACCCGAACGTCTACATCATCGGGGCCGGGTTGACGCTGCTGGGTGTGCCGGCGGCGATCCGGCTGGACACGATCCGGCGGCGCGGCAGCGGCGAAGAGAACGACCCCTATGACGGCCCGGGCGGCTACTTCCGTGAATAGCCCGCGGCGGCTCCTGCGCCACCACCTGCATCTCACCAGCTGGTTCGTCGCGTGCGCGATCGCGTGGGCGCTTTTCCTGATCGTCCGCGAGGTGATCCTGTGACGAAGGTTGAGCGCGGCCTGCGCGAGTTCCTGTCGACGTGGCAGTTCTGGATGGTGCTCGCGTTCTTCGGGCTCGCCGCCGTGTCCGTCT